CAGACTTAGTTTTAGAGAACCAAGCTAATGAGGCTATAACTGTAGTTGAGTTTAAAAGTGATACTGTTGATTATGGAACAGCAGAACAACTACAAAGATATATTGATGTAGCCCATAAGCAAGTTCATAGAAGTAAAGATAAACTAAAGGGTATTATAATAGGACCAGATTTTTCACACTTTGAAATACAAATGTGTAAAGAATTTAAATTAGTCCCTATACAATATGATTATAATAACGGACATATGAGGATAAAGCATGAAAGCTAATCAAGTATCACAAGAAGAACTGTCTTTAGAAAAAGCCATGGATAAACCAGCAGCTTTATGGCTTCAAGATTTAAATGAAAAAGAACATAAGACATCCTTAAAAATATTAAAGAATGAGTTTAAAAGAGATATTAAACTAAAACAATTAAAAAAGAATTTCCCTACCTTGAAGAACCTTTTAAAGGCTGTTGAGAAACTATATGAACAAGTGGTTTGGAAACAACTAGATAAAGAACAAAGAGAGAATATGCATCATATCTCTACTAACTTTGGGAAACTTACCCCTACACTTGGATTGTCTATTGATAGATACGAACTTGCAAAAAAAGCTTTTGACAAAATAAGGTAGCAGCATGAATGAGCAAGAAAAAAAGTTTATAAACTCTATAAAAGAAAAAATACAAAAGTATCATATCCCTCTTACAACTAAACAAGTATTAGGTTTTTACTCAGGTAGTTTTTCTCAAACAAAATACAACAATGGTAGAACAGAACTTGTTGATGCTTCTATTGAATGGCACTTATGTCGTTTGTCATCTTTTTATTTTATTTCAAAATATGGATGGATTGAATTTCCTGGTGTAGGGATAATACCTTATAATCTTTATTACTTTCAAAAAGAAGTCTTAAAAAACACTAAACATTTTAAGAAAATGGTATTCCTTAAAAGTAGACAAGCAGGAATTTCAACTCTTTATTCTTTATATGCTTTTTGGAAAGGAAATTTTCATGAAGGTGAGAACATTGATGTTATTTCAATAAAGCAGAAGAAGGCACAGGCTTTTACAAAAAAAATGTTTCCTACTATGAATAGGCTTCCTTCATTTCTTAAGACAGAGGTTGTAAAAAAGAATACATTTGAAATAGAATGGGCAAACTCTTCATATATGTTATCTGAGAGCGCTTCTGATAAAGCTGGTCGTGGTGACAGTTTATCATTACTTATTATGGATGAGTTAGCTTTCTATCGTAGTGATACTCTTACTCGTGGAATTGTTTCTGCCGCTCAACCTACACTCACAAGAACTGGTGGAAGTCAAGTTCTTATTTCTACTCCTAATGGAACCTCTGGAAGTGGATCATATTATTATGAACAGGTAGAGCAATTAAGACTTGCTGGTGGTGAAACTGAAACTGAAAAACTTATTGAAGTTGATTGGTTTGAAGTTCCTGATATTAAAGGAATCAAACCTTATAAAGGTTATAATGAAAAACTAAATGAATATATAGAAAAAAATTATTATCGTAATCCTGAAGTAAGAAAAGAAATGCAGGATTATTTTAATCCAATATTTGAGAATTGGAAGCAGAACGAATGGTTAAAGAAACAACACGATGATTTAGGTGATGTTCTTTTTAAACAAGAGATTGGACATAACTTTGTTATATCTGGAGATCAAGTATTTACTGATGAGACTTTGGAAGATGTTAAAAGTAATTTAAAAGATCCTGTTGATACGAACAAACTTGGAAAATCAAGAATAAATGGTTTTTGGGTATGGAAACATCCTATACCTAAGCAAAGATATTTAATTGGAGTTGATGTAAGTTCGGGAACAGGTAATGACTTCTCTACTATTGAAATAATGAATGTAGATAATTATGAACAAGTAGCTGAATATAAAGGACAAGTAGCAACAAAGACTTTAGGTAAGTTAGTTAAAAAATTAGCTCGTTATTATAATGAAGCTTATGTAGTTATTGAATCAAATAGTATAGGTGAAGCTGTTTTTAATGAAGTGTATTATAGTGATAATGATTCTTATAGTAATGTTTTTAGAACTAAGAAATCAAAGAATGGTATTGTGAGAATGACTGGTTGGGAAACTAATGTAAAGACTCGTCAAATAATGTTAAATAATTTAATTGATTGGCTTACAGTGGAAGAAATGTTTGAACAACTTAAAATTTATTCTAAACGATTATATCAAGAAATGATTACCTTTGTATGGAGAAATGGAAGAGCCGACCATGCAGAAGGGGCACATGATGATAGTTTAATTGCTTTTGGTCTTTGTCTTTATTTTAGAAATAAAGCAGATAGTGCAGGAGAGAGTTTTCTTATTAGTGAAGATGGTGATTTTGTAGGGACAGATAGTAAGAAGGATTTAGATGATGTTAAGTTAAATAAGAATGGTTTTGATTTTACTTCTTCAGATGAAGATGAGTTTGAAGATGAAATGGGCCTTAGTAAAGAAAATTATGAATGGATAATAGGATAAAGCATGAAGGTTAAAGATATACTACAAGAAGAGTTTGTTGATTATGCGAAAACTGGATATAGTGATAATATATATCCTATATATAAAAACCCTACTGTAAAAGAAATGAAAGAAGTAAGAAAGACACAAGGAAAGGGCGATGATGAATTAAGAGGAATAATAGACTTTGATAATAAAAATTTTTATCTTTTTCCTGCTAACCTTCTTCATTTTATTGTTGCTGGTAAATATACTCGTGATGTTGAAAATGCTACTAACATAATGTGTGAGTTTATTCCTAGTAAAAAAATATTAGAGATTAAAGAAATAAATTATGTAAAAGGCGAAAAAAGAAGCTTAGAAGAGCAATGGTTGAAAAAATACTTGGAGTTATAAAATGAATATAGATAAAGCATTTAAAATATTAAAAGAAGAACTCTTATTAGAAGGTAAGTCTTGGGATAATTTTTATGAATCATTAAATAAAAGACTTAAGGTTAAGATAAATAATGCGGTGGAAAAAGCAAGAAGAGAAAAAGTAGATGAGGTAAAAGATAAAAACGATATATTAAATGGAATAAAAAAAGTAGATCCGACTGCTACTGAAAATAATGCAGGAAAATATAGTGAGTGGCTTATAAAAACTACAATTCCTATTTGGTTAACTCTATTTGCTGTAAATAATGGAAATAGATTAAACACTGATGTATTAAAGAGTTTTAACCAGATTCAATCTAATCTTGAAAAAAAAGATATAAACGAATATAAAGATATAAATGAATTAAGAGATGTAATAGATGAATACGAAGCTCAAAAGTCAACTAAGAAATTAAAAGGAAAAGTTGATTTACAATCAGGTAAATATGGAATAAAGAAAATTGATACAGCAAAAGAATCATGTGAGTTAGGCAGTGGAACTAGATGGTGTATTACTGACAAGTCTTCATTTGAGACTTATAATGAAAGAACTAATATTTTCTTTTTGACAGATGGAAAAAATAAATATGCTGTTACCATAGCACGTAAATTTGATGAAGGTGACAGAAAAGATACTATTATAGTATATGATGAACAAGATGAAAAAGTAGGCGGAATAAAGTTTTTAAATAAAAATTTCCCTAAAGAAATAGTTAATTTTATATCTAAAGAATCTAAGGTAAATGAAGAATTCTCAGATGGAATAAAAGCAGATAATAAAACAGGTATGTTCTCTATATATAAAAACCCTACATCAAAAGAATTAAAAGAGATATTAAAAGAGAATGATGGTTCTAAAGAAATAAGAGTTATTGTTGATATTGAAAATGAAGATGTATATGCCTTTCCTGGTGAATTTTTACATAAAGAAGCCAGTAAAAAACTTGGTATAGAATATAAAAGTATTCCAAGAAAAAGAATATTTACTACAGGATTTTTTGTCCCTACTAGTAATAAAATGATGTCATTAAAAATAAGAAGTTTAAAAGCTGATTTGACTGAGAAGCAAATAACTTGGCTTAAAAAATTTTTTATTATATAAGGAATATTTAAATGAAATACAAAGATAAGAAATATTATAAATTAAAAAATAAACTTAAAAAGTTTCGCTCTGGGGATGGTGATGAAGATGAAGATATTTATAACCCTCTTGAAAGAGATGTAGGTAATCTATTAACTCATGGTAAATCAAAGAATGTCAAAAGCGTAAACCTTTCTCATAAGAAAAGGGTTGGGAACATCATAAATAAGGATGTAAGTAAGAGGTATGATGGTATTCAAAAAACAATTGACCGCATGAGTAAAGGAAAAAGATAATATGATAATTAATGGGCGATACGTAAAATATGATGAAAGTAAAGCTGCCGAAATACAGACAGATCTAAATAAAATAGAAGATTTAGGAACAACAGTTAAATCTGATATTCAAAAACCTAAAGATGCTTTAGAAGATGGTGCTACTGTAGACTTTGGGTTTTCAGTATTTGACCAGAATGAAAATAATTCAACTCTTTTAGAGAGATATGGCTATTATCGCGAAATGTCTCAAATGGAATTTATTAACAGAGCATTAGAAGTCGTATCTGATGATTCAACTCTTGAGAACACAGAAGGTAATGTAGCTAAATTTTATTCCAATAATGAATCAATAAAGGGTAAACTCATCGATTTATTTTATAATCGTCTTGATATAAATAGTGAACTTTGGGGTATTGTTTATGAGACATCTAAAATGGGTAACAACTATTATGAGATTATACCTGATAGTTATGAAAACCCAACTAAAATTATTTATCTTCGTTACCTTAGACCTGAGAAGGTAGAGAGAATAGAGCAAAACGGAAAGCTATTATATTACACATATAAAACAGAAGAAAGCAGAGATGAGAAAAAGGAATATAGTCCAAACTCACCCGTTAGAACTGCTGGGTATGGACAAAATGAATCAACTGAAAACACATATCGTCTGCAGCCTTGGCAAATAGTTCACTTTAAAGTAAAAGATGATAAAGATGAATTACCTTATGGAGCATCTTTACTTAAAGCTGGTATTAGAACTTATAGGAGACTTGCATTATTAGAAGATGTTATGCTTGTATATCGTGTATCTCGTGCCCCAGAGAGAAGAGTGTTTTATATTGATGTAGGTCAAATGAATTATACTGATAGTAAGAAGTTTATTCAAAAAATTAAATCTCAATATAGAACTCAAAACTTCCTTGATGAAAATGGTAATATTAATAGAAAAAGTAATGTATTATCTACTACATCTGATATATTTGTTCCACGTAGAGAAGGTGGACAAGGAACACAAATTGATACACTTCAAGGCGGAGAGGCCCTAAAGAGTATTGATGATCTAGATTATTTTAAAGATAAGATTTTAAGACTTATGAATATACCTCTTGCTTATTTAGGTGGAGAGGCTGATAGATCAAGAGGATCACTTTCACAGTTGGATTTTAAGTTTGGACGTTTTATTGAGCGAGTGCAAAGTCAAACAAAAAAAGGGTTAAATAAAATAGCAGCAATAGAGCTTTATTTTGCTGGTTATAAAAAAGGAGACCTTTCAAACTTTAGTATTGAAATGACTCCTCCTTCTAATATTAAAGAAATAACAGACATTGATATAATGAATCAAAGAATGAGTCTTATTTCTGCAATACAACAAACAGAGCTATTTAGTCAACAATGGATATTAGGCAATATTCTAAAAATGAATGGAAAAGAGATATCAGACATACAACTTCAAAAACAAATGGAACAGCAAGGCACTGAAGGTGGTGAGTTAGGTGCTGAAGGTGGTGGCCTTGGTCCTGCTGAAATAAGCGGTGGTGAAGAAGGCGCTCCTGAAGGCGAAGAAGGCGCTCCTGAAGGTGAGGGTGAAGCTGAAACTGCTGACACAGACTTATCTGGCGAAAACAAATTAAATGAAGCACTTGTAAATGTGTTAGGAAAAGATTTTTTGGTTGAAAATAATGAAGATTTCTTTCGCTTGATGAAGTTTGTTAAAGATAGTAAAAAGCCAAAGGCAGAAGAGAATACTTATAATCCATTAATGGAAAGAGTATCTGATATAATAAGAACACCAGTAAGGGATACTACTCCTATTAATTCTACTCCAAGCCTAAGAAAACAAATGATTCTTGGTGAAATGAAAGGGTTGACATATCAAGCAGGTAGTAGATATATGAAACTTTATGAAAATGTTAATGGAGATTTTAAAGAAAAGGAAATTTTATTAAATGATTAGTATTTTTGAAGACATGGAAAGTTAATAATGACAAAACGATCTAAATATACGCTACAGCAATTATTAGATGAAGTAAAACAAACAACACCTTCCTTTTATGAAGGTCAGATCTTTGAAACCCTAAAATCAATTTACCCAAGCACAAAAACATCAAGGTATAAAAAAAATATTACATATAAAGATATTTCTTTTACCAAGCCACTTGCCAGCAGTAGAAAAGCAAAGGAAAACTTTATTAAAGAGGGTAGCCCTGTAAAGGATTTCTTTAAGAATACTACAAAAGGTGATTTTTTGCGAGTGGTTGAAACTGATGGAAAGGTGGCTAAGTGCATAAATCTTTCTTTAAAGGAAGATATAAGAGAAGACTATTATAGTAATGATGAAGATAACATTATTCTTGATTATTTTATGATAGCAAATGGAACAGTAAAACATTTTAAAAGAAAAAATGTAGATAAATATTTTATAGAACAATAAAAGGAGAAAATAATGGATTTAACTTTAAGAGAGTTTGAAAATCTCAATCTTTATTCAAATAAGAACATGGAGAAGGTAATCGGAAAACTTATTAATGAAAGCTCAAATGCTGTGCTTGTTAATATTTTTGATGATAGCCTCGTATTATTAGATCATGACGAGGGTCAGTTTTACACTGCTGATTATAAGTTTGATGAATCTAATTTACAACTTAATCTTGATAATTTTGAAAAGGTTGAACTTGTAAAAGAAGAGGAAGATTTTAGAGAAGATGTATCGGATTTCTTTGATGATGAAGATTCATTCGCAAAGAATCTAATAGAGAGTTATAAAGAAAATGTAATTGGTCAAGAAAAATATGTAAATGAGCTGATTAGTGAATCTATGAGTGTAAAAGATTTTTCTGAATATGCTGATTATGGTTCTTTAAAAGAAGCCAAAAAAGAAATGGTATTTGAGAGTACTAATGAAGATTTCTTTAAAATCTACAAAGAGAGACTTAACACTCATCCACTTAATGAGATCAAGTATGTAGATTGGGAAAACCCAATTACTGTATCACTTGTTGAAACAGAAAAGAAATCACTTATCAATAGTTCTGTTCTTGAGAAAGCAAAAGACCTTTGGAAAAAACCAAGCTTTAAACAAACTTTTCTTGAAGCAGTAGAAGAGCTTGTAAATGAAGAGAGCGATGAGTCTATGATAGCTCTTTTTGAACAGTTTCCCTCTTTATTTT